GTCTGTCACGTAGTCGAGCGTCGGCCGGAAGCCGAACCCGACGACGATCTCGTCGCGCTTCGCGCGCTCGGTCAGATCCTCGGGTTCTTCGACCTCGCGATGCACGCGCGGCGGATCGGCGTCGGGGAAATTGAAGCGCGTCAGCCAGAGCGCGGGGCCGAGGTTGAACGACTCGCACACGAGATCGGCGTCGGCCTTGACGATGTCTTGGCGCACGTCGTGGTGCACGTCGGCCTGCGACTTGGACGAGCCGTCCTCCGTCGTCATGGTCTGACCGAGGACCGCCTTCGCAATCGTCTCGTCCATCGTGTCGTGCAGCGTCTTGTAGTCGACCGTGCCCGAGCGCGCGGCCTCGAGGAGCTCGAGCTCCATCTCTTTCGGCATGATGATGCCGGCGTCGGTCTGAATCGCCTGCGTCGCGGCGAGGAGCTTCGCGCGTTCCTCCGCGCTCGCGCCCGGGTCGTACTTGCCGACGGCCGTCGGCATGCCGAACTTCTCGAGGAACACGAGCCAGAACTTGATGCCGTTGCGCTTGAAGAGCACCGGCCAGTAGCACCAGTGCCCGAGGCCGAGACCGTACGGATCGTCGTCGTTGTCGGCGCCGGTCGCGAAGTGCCAGAAATACGGCGCCTGCGCCGGCTCGCCTTCGAGCATGTTCTCCGGCGTCAGCAGACGCAGGGAACCGTCCTCGGCGAAGCGGAAGCGCCGGCGGTTGCGCACCTTCAGGCCCGCGATCGTGACCATGTCGCCGTCGCGGCCGTAGATGATCTCGGCGACGGCGAAGCCGTAGAACACGCCGAAGAGCATCAGGCGCGTCTTGTCGTCCCAGCGGATGGCTTTCAGCTGACGCTCGAGGAACTCGGCCGCCTTCTTGTCGACGCGCCGATCGCTCGCGGCCTCGACCTTCCACTCGCAGCGCGTGACCGCGCTCTGGCGCTGCTCGAACGTCGCTTTGACCTGCGGGTCGGAGTAGATCGCCTCGTAGATCAGCCAGTCGTTCATGCCGCGCGTGCGCACGAGGCGATCGCTCGGCATGAGCAGCGGGCCCGAGAAGCCGCGCGTGATGTCGCGGCCGTCGAGCGTCGTCGCGATCTCGCGATTGAGCTCCGGGCGCTTGATGGTCTCGTCCGTCACGCGAAGCCTCCGAAATCGTTGCCGCCGGGGATGGTGCCGAAGCCGACGTCGGTCGGCCGCACGTCGACGCCTTCGTCGAAGAGCGCGAGGCCGCTGCGCGCGCCGCTCGACTCGAACTCGATCGGCGCGATGTCCATCGTCGCGTGCGCGAAGAGCGCCATCGCGCACGCGATGGCGGTGTCGCCGTGGCGCTTGCCGCCGTCCGCGCCGCGCGTGTGCGCGCCGTCCGGCACCTTGGCGACGCCCTTGATCTTCACGATGGCGCGCAGATCCACCACGATGTCGTCGTCGCGCGGCGTCGTGATCGTGCGCTCCTCGAACCGGGCTTTCACGCGCGGCATGTTCTCGCGATACCAGGTCTCGCTGGTCTGCACCTGCGCGATGCGCGCGACGCCGAACGTCAGCGCGGCCGCTTCGGCGAGATAGCCGCCGTTGCCGCGCGCGTCGTGCGCGCCCGACACGAAGCGCGGCAAGCGGCGCACGAGGTAGATCAGGATCTGCTTTTGCTGCTCGTAGGGGACGTTGCGAAGCTCGAGCACGAACGGCGTCTCGAGCTTGAGGTCCTGCGTCTGCGCGAGCGGCCACAGCGTCGAGAGGTCGCCGCTCCGCGCGAAGTCGGCGCCATAGAAGTGCTTGCGCTTGGGCTCGAGCGCCGCGAGCAGGGGCTTGAGCTGCTCTTCGCAGAAGTCGCGCGCCGCGAGCACGCGCTGCGTCTCGGACAGCAGCACGAACGATTCGTCGCATTTCCAGCGCACGACCGGCACGTCGCGCTGCGTCGCCTCGATCATCGCGCGCGTCAGGAACGCGCCGTCGCCGGCCTTCGGCACGACGTCGAGCTCCTCGGTCGCGTCGTCGCCGTAGTAGCGGTAGACGCTGTCGACCCACGTGACTTCGGCCGCGCTCGCCCAGGTCTTGCCGAGCCGCAGGCACACGCGCCGGTAGAGCCCGTCGCTGATCGCCTCGCGGAACGTCAGCCGATGCACCGAGCCGCTGCGCCGCCCGGCGCGGATGTCGTTGATGAGCGTGTTGAACGTGTTCTCGTCGCCGTTGTGCGTCGAGATCACGCGCACGCGGCCGCCCCAGATCAGGAGCGCGAGCGCTGCCTTGAGCAGCTCGTCGAGCTTGTCGTGGAACGCCGCTTCGTCGATCACGACGACGCCCTGCTTGCCGCGCAGGTTCGTCGGCCGCGACGACAGCGCAACGATGCGGTGCCCGGATTCCGGGAAGCGGATCGTGTACGTCTTGATCGACTTGTCTTCCTGGCCTTCCTTGAAGATCTCCTCGCCTTCCTCGATCGCGGCCGCGGCACGGTTGAACGTGCGCGCCCACATGGCGCAGGCTTCGATGTACTCGATCGCCATGTCCATGCTGTAGCCGATGTAGTACACGTTGTCGCCGCCGGCGCTCTTCGCGCTCGCCGCGATGATCACGTTGTCGGCGGCCTCCGCCCACGTGAGGCCCGTGCGGCGCGACTTCTCGATGACCTTGAGCGGCGCGTCGTCCTCGAGCCAGCGCTGCTGGTACGCCATGAGCACCGCCGGCGCGAGATCCGCGCCGGTCGCGTTGGGGAGCTCGCGCGTGAGGAGGTCGGTCACGGCGGCGTGTCCAGGTCGCCGAGATAGGTCAGCTTGCCGAGCTCGCAGAGCCCGACGAACTCGGACGGACGCGCGATCGCCGGGCTCGCGACGTAGTGCACGAGCTCGGCGCCGCCTTCGGCCGTCGAATAGAGCACGATGATCTTCGCGGGCCGCCCGCCGAGACGCTCGCGCAGCCGTTCGGCGACGCCCGCCAGCCAGTCGGCCGCGTGCACGGTCGACTCGATCGACGCGAGCGTGAGGCGCTGTTCGCTCATGCCGACGTCGGCTCCGGCGGCGGGCGCTTTGGCTTGACGCCGAGGAGCTGCATGCGAAACGCGTTCGCGGTCTCGGCCGAGAGGCCGCCTTCCTTGACGAGCGTGTCGATCTTCGCGGCCTGTTCGCGCAGGAGCTCGGCCTTCGTTTCCTCGCGCAGCTTCGACTCGGTTTCGATGTTGCGCTTGCCGCCGGTCTCGATCAGGTTGAACGCGCGCGCGAGCGCCCAGATCTCCTTCGGATCGATCGTCTGTTTCTCGCGCGCCGCGCCGACGGCCTGGAACGCCATCGTGCGCAGGAGCTCGAGCACCATGCGCCCGGTCTTGCCCGACGGGCGATCCTTGAGCTCGCGCACCCAGACGTCCGCGATCGTCTCGAGCTCGCGCGCGTCCTTCGCCCATTGCTCGATCTTCTGTTTCTCGCGCCACAGCGGCGTGCGGCTCGGCACGTAGTCGACGCCGAACTCTTCCTTGATCTGCTCGCGGATCTCGTCGAGCGTCAGCTGGTTGTCGCGCAGCAGCTGCCGCGCGCGCTTGCGCACCTCCTGCGGCAGGCGGTCGATCGACGATTTACGCCCCATCGACGAGCTCCTGCAGGCGGAGGTAGACGTACGCGCACGCGGCGATCACGAGGATCGCCGGGATCGCGACGACGAGCGTCACTGCGCCGACCAGCGCGCGCAGCACCCACGCGGCGCGCTGCACCAAGCCGAGGCCGAACTCGTCGTCGCCGTTCACCGGCTCGACCGCCCGCACAGGAAGCCGACGACGAACACCACCGCGCCGCCGACGAAATAGCCGAATGCGACCTGCACGCTGTGATGCATGTCCGGCGGCGTGATCCAGAGCAGCAGCTGGAACGCCACTATGAGCACGAGCGTGGCGAACGACAGCGCACCGACCAGGAACAGTCGGTTGAGGCCCGAGAAATCCGGCGTCATCACGACGCAGGACTCTCCGGGAAATCATTCATCCACTCCGTCGGCTCGAGATAGGCGGCGCCGCAGTTGTAGACGAACTCGCACTCGTGACCGTGCCGGTTCTCGCAGAGCGCGCCGTGCGTCGTCATCAGCTTGACGCGCACCAGGTCGCCCTTCGTTCCGAACCCGTTCGGTGCGGACTTCACGAGCCGCAAGATGTCTCCGCGGCGCGTCTTGCTGTAGTCGATCATGTTGTGTAGCTCCTTCCTCAGCGGGGACGCGGGCGCTGTACGCCCGGCACGATGGCGCGGCCGCACGCGGCGTCGGCGCCGCGCTCGGTCAGCGTCGCGACGACGACGGGCCCGAGGTCCTCGAGCTCGACGAGCGCCTGCTCGCCGAGCCACGCGAGGTCGGTGTGGACGTCGTCGCGCGACGACGCGAACCCGAACTGCCCGATGCCGGCGTGCAGCACGCTCGAGTTCGCCGTGTAGCCCGGCGACTCGTGCAGCAGCCGCAGCAGCGTCAGGCGACGCGACTCGCGCAGGTGTTCGGCAAACGTTTTCGCGCCCATCAGCGGTTCCTCAGCAGCCATTCCTGTATCTGGCTCACGGTGTTCAACGTCTGCTCGGAGCGCTCGTCGATCGCGGCGACCTGCGTGCCGACGCTGTGTACGCTCGCGTGCAGCGCGGCAAGGTCCTCGTGCGACGGGACGTTGTCGAGCTTCGTTTCCGCAACGGAGAGGCGCCGATCGAGGTCCGCGTCGCGCTCGCGAAAGCGCTGGGCCTCCTGCGCGGATTCGACGCCGCGCTGCTCGTGCTTGAACTCGATCTGCCGCATACGCTCGTGGACCTCGTTGAATCGCTTGTCATCGCGCAGCTTGAGGTACAGGAAGACGCTGACCGCGACCGAAAGCAGCATTACCGCGATGTGCGCGACCCGCAGCGCGTTGTCGAGATCGAGGCTCACGCGCGCACCTTCGCGAGCCGTTCCTCGAGCTCGGCGCAATCGATGCAGCGCGCCGCGTTCGGCAGCGCGGCGAGCCGCGCGGCGCCGATCGGCTCGCCGCAGTCGCGGCAGCGCTCGCGCCGCGTCGGGCGCGCCGGCCGCGCACGCTTGAGCACGGCATCGACGGCTTTCTCCCGCTCGGCGTCGGCCTGGTCGTTCGCCGCGTCAACCGCGTCCACTCGGCAGTCCCTTCCCGTCGACCACGTTGCGCAGCTCCCTCGCGCAGACGCGCAGCGCGCGCGCATTCATCGCCGTCACGCGGCGGTCCTGATCGGTGAGGCCGTCCGCGCCCCCGCGTCGTTCGAGCAGGTACGCCTCGCGCTCCCACTGCGCGACGAGCGCCACGAGCTGCGAACGCGGCACGTCCGTCATTCACGGCGACTCCACGGCCAGCGCCAGCGGCGTGTCGGCGCCGCGGCCGCGGCCTGCTCGCGCGCCGCGCGTTCGGCGCGCTCGCGCTCGAGCCGCTCGCGCTCGGCGACGGCCGCCGCGAGCTTCGCGTGCCGCTTGCGGCAGTCGTCCGCGAGCTTCATCGCTTCGCTGTGGTTCTCCGTCAGCGTCTGCAGGTCGCCGCGCGGCGCCGGCGGCGCCGTCTCGCACGGGTGGCGCAGATCCGCCGGGATCGCCGGCAGCGGCTCCGGGGTCAGCGTCTCCACGGTTGGCCGCGTTCCAGAGCTGCAGGCCGTCAGCGTCCAGAGCGCAGCGAGACAGATCAGGACGCGCGCGCCAGTAGTCGTCCCACCGCGTGCGCAGCGTCGCGTAGTGGCGTTCGGTTGCATCGCGTTGCTCCTGATAGGTCGACGAGATCGTGCTCAGCCGGTCCGCCGCTTCGCGAAACGCCGCCGCCGTCTGCGATCGCTCGCGCTGGTACGTCTCGATCGTCTGCGCGGCGACCGCGACGTCGCGGACCGCCTGCTGCCCTTGTTCGAACTTGCGGCCCGCGAGAAAGCCGCCGATCGCCGCCGTGACCACGAGCACCAGGCAGACGAACGCGATCTGGGCGTAACCGCGCGTGCGCGCTGCGGCGGCGATCGGCGAACGGGTCACGCCGCGAGCCTCTTGAACGCGCGGCGCGTGCGCTCGCGCTCCGCGGCCTCGAGCAGCTCGCCGAGCTCCGCGGCCGTCGCGGCACCGGCGATGACCTGGTCGATCTCCGCCGCCTCGGCGCGCTCGACTTCGCCGCGCAGCTCCTGCAGCGACAGGCCGAGCGATTCGGCGAACAGCGCGATCGCGCTCTGGCGATCCTCGGCCGAGAGCTCGACCGGCTTGCGGGTTCTCATGGTGTTGCTCCTGTCTCGGGGCACACCGGCTCGCCGGGCCAGCCCGCGTCGACGTAGGCGTGCTCGAGCACGGTGAGGATGCGGCGCACGTAGCCGCGGTTTTCCTTGAACGCCGATTGCATGCGCCAGCGGAAGCGCTCGACGCTGCCGAACCAGACGTTGGGGTCGGCGGCGGCGTCGCGGGCGAGCTGCTGCTCCTTTCGTCGACCCTTGCCGCCGCCGTTGTAGTCGGCGAGCGTGAACGCCCAGCGATCGCACGGCGTCGCGCCGGGCGCGCGCTCGTACAGCCAGAAGTCGTAGCGGATGCCGCAGCGCAGCGACCAGTCCGGGTCCCACGGATCGGCCGGCGCGCATTCCGGCACGACGTCGGCGAGCCACGTCGCGGTTGCCGGCGTGAACTGCATCAGCCCCTGTGCGTACGCGCTCGCCGCGCGCGGCTCGAAGCGGCTCTCCTGGTGGATCTGCGCCGCGATGCGCGCCGGCGATCCCGTGATCCCGAACACGGCCGCGGTCTCGCGTTCGATCTTCACGCGGTAGAGCACGGCGTGCTCGGGAACGCGCACCGCGTCCGCGGCGCGCGCGCAGTGCGGCACGCCGACGCAGAGCGCCACGACGAGCACGAACACGAGCGCGACGACGAATCGGTTCCAGATTCGCATCAGGCGAAAAGCGAGGCCGGCGTCCATTCCGTGAGAGGCCGTGGCGTCAGGGTACGAGCGCGCTGGCGACGATCGCCGCCGCGACGATCAGCGACTTGCGCTTCCACGCGGTGCCTTCTTCGATGCCGGACAGGTTGTCCGGCTGCGACTTCTTGAAGAGCCGCTCGTCGATCCAGTTGCCGGCGAACGCGAACGCGGCGAGCTTGCTGATGCCCCAGAGCAGGAGCCCGATCTTCGCGGGGTTGAGGTACGCGACCACGAGGAACGTGCCGAGGAAGAGCAGCAGCACGGGCTGCGCCGTGAGGCGCTCGCGCAGGCGCGGCCAGAACGTCTCACGTTGCGCCGGATCACTCTGGAACCACTTCACGACGAGCAACGCGGAGAGCGCCGCGAGAACGAGGCCCAGCACGAGGAAGTTCTTCACCTGACGGCTCCTGATCGAAACGAAGCGCTCCAATCGGGAGCGCGCGGGTTCGCGAGCAGGCTAGGCGTCGGTCAGCGGGGCGTGGGATTCAAGCGCTTGAAAAAGCAACGCCCCTCCGGAGAGGGGCGCGCGTGGTCCGAAAATCGTGCGTAATGCTACTTCAACACGGACTTGAGGGCCTTAACCGCAGCGGTATGCGTGGCCGCTCACGTTCGGAACGTAGCCGCCGGAAATGTCGCCCCACACGACGTGAGTCGCTCCACGTTCGGCAGCCTTCTCGCGCACGGCGTTCTGCGCGCGCGTGATGCCCGTCGTCGCGGCGAGATTGCCCCAGCCCGACCTGGCGTGGACCTCGCCGAGGTACTTGCAGCCACTGACCATCTGCGCGTCGGCCTCGATCACACCGGCCGCAGTGGTGGTAGGCGTCGTGGAGCACGCGGAGAGCATCAACAACGCGAAAGCAAGAGCATTCGGTCGAGTGTTCATTAGCGGTCCTCTCTGGGTTGTTGCTTGGCGTCTTATCGCGCACCCACCGAGCCGGATCAAGAGCCCGGCTCGCGGGGACTCATCGCGTCGTATCGATCCCGAGCACGAGGTGCGGCATCACTGCGGATTCGCGGGGGACCTCTGTGCTGCGGCGCCTGACGGTCTGAACGACGACGGCGCCGTCGACGAGCGTCGCGCGGCCGCAGGCGCTGCGCAGCGCGCGGCCCCCGAGGGCCTTCAGCAGCGCGTCGACGTCGACGAGCAACTCGACCTCGCCGTCGACGCGAAAGAGCAGGCCCTTCTCGTCGCGATGCGTCGCGCACACCAGCCTTCCTAGCGAACGCTTGCTCATCAGCCTGCTCCCGTCTCGGTCGGCGCGCGCTCGTCCCACGAGGAGCTCTCGTGGTGCCGGACGAGCTCGTAGTCCTGCTGGAACCGACGGTCGTATTCGATGCGGCTGCGCACTAGGTGGACGTCGCCGCCGCTACCGGCGACGTAGATCCACACCTCGCCGGTTCGGCGGTTGCGTACGAGGTCGCCGATGCTCAGGCGCACGTCCGCGAGCTTTGTCGTCATGGGTTTTCTCCGTCGTCGAAGAGTCGCCCCTGCAGCCGCGCGCGAAACAGCGCCGTCTGCTCGGCGATGATCTGGTAGATCATTGCGGTCGTGAGGCCGAACTGGTCGGCGAGCTGCTCGACCTTGATCCTGCCGCTAAAGCGAAAGATCAGCGCGTCGCGCACGCCGCGCCGGATCTCGTCGCTCTTCGGCAGGTATTGCGGTCGGCCGCCCTGGTAGTCGGCGATCAGAACCACGCGCTCGGCGGCGTCGCGCGCCGCCGCTTCGGGGTCCATCTTCTGGCGCCGGTTGTACGCCTCCATGACCTGGAAGAGCTCGACCAGGCGCTGCGGCCACTTGCGCATCTCGAGCAGCGCGTCGCCGCCCTTGTCGAGCAGATCGGCCGGGTCGCACGTCATCACGTCGAAGAGCTGCGGCTGGTCGCTCATGGGCCGTTCCCGTAGCGCTCGCGCGCCGCCGCGATCCGGCGGTCGCGTTCGTCGACGTCGAATGCGCCGTAGTCGTACTGCTGGCGGATCCACGCGAGCTCGTTGTCGAGCTTCGGTTCCGGCGGCCGCGACGGGCTCGGGCCGTCGGCGCGGCGCGCCGGCGACGTCGTACGACCGGCCTCGGCCTTCGCCTCGGCGCTGTCCGCGATCGTGAACGCGATCTTGCGCAGATAGCCGTGCCCAGTCAGCGGCAGCACGAGCTTGCGCTCGGCGTCGACCTGCTCGAGCTGCTCGATCGCGCGCACCCAATGCGCGGGCGTGATCAACCGGCCGAGCCCCTGCGACATGACCTTGCCCGACTCGACCAGCTCGAGCACTTCGCCGACGATCTTGAGCGCGCGCGCGAGGCGCAGCTGGGTCTTCCCGGGCTTGAAGAATCGCAGGTAGCGCACGAGCGCGCGGCCGAGCTCGGCGTCGACGCCGGCCAGTAGCGCCGCGAGGCGCTTGCCGTCGGCCTCCGCGAAGCCGGCCTCGAGCGGGAACTCGACGGCGCATTGAGGACAGGTGAGTTTCACGGCGGATCCGCGAAGAGCGAGCCCTGCACCGGCACCGTGTCAGCGAACGCCGCGTGCTTCGGGCAGTAGTGGCGGTTTGGGCCGACCTCGCACGCGCATCTGCTGCAGATACGCCGGTCGCACGTGCCGCCGGCCGTCGTCGGGTAGTCGCAAAGCAGGCCGGCCGGCGCGCCGCAGTGCTGGCACGTCGCCCGGCGAAGCGAGCGACCGCAGACGATCGCGGTCACGCCCGGGGCGATGTCGACGTGACGGCACGTCATCGTCAGTGCCTCCTCGTGCTGCTCGCGTCGACGAGCTGCTTTCCGAGCGCGTGGGCCAGCAGCTCGAGACGCGGCACGTCCACGAGCATGTCGGTCTGCACGCGGTTGCCGAACACGTGCAGGTCGACGCGCACGCACGCTTCGCGCTGCGGCGGCTCGAACGGTGTCGTGTCGACCAGCTGCCGCTCGAGCCAGCGCCCGAACACGACGCCGAGCACGAACAGCGCAGCGCCGAACACGGCGATCGCGAGAATCAGCAGCAGGACCTCGGGCAGCGTCACTTCGCACCTCGCTTCGCGCGCCGGCGCCGGTCGTATTCGAGCGCCGCGATCAGCTTGTGGAGCTGATCCGGCCGCAGCCACTCGACGCGCGCGACGCCGAACATGCGGCGCGCCATGCCGTGCGCGTAGGGCCACTCGCGGCCGGCGTCCTGCAGCATCGCCTCGATCTTCTCGACCATCGGCGCGACGTCGTCGCGGATCTCCTTCGGCGCCGCGCGCAGCAGCCGGTCGACGCGCGTGCGGCGCTTGGCGCGCTCGACCGCCTTGAAGCCCTTGCGGCGGAGCTCCTCGAGCAGCGCGGTCCGGCCGGCCCCGTCGAGATCCTTCGAGCTCGACACGCGACCGATCCGCTGCAGCATGCAGACGTACGTCTCGCGGTCGATCCCGAGCTGCTTAATCCCGATGTGAATCGCGGCGAGCTCGCGCCGGCGACGGTCGGGGTTCGTGGAACGTGTCGCGCTCATCATCGTCCGATCTCCGCAGCACGTGCGCCGCCTCGAGGGCTTCGCTCGGCGACATGCCGGATTCGTAAAAGGGCCACCAGCGCGACGGATCCTTGATCGCATGGCGGGTCTTCGCGCAGAGCGCGCTCATCCATTGCTCGAACGTGGCGTCGCGCAGGTTCACGCCGCCTCGCTCCGCGCGCGCACGAGGCGGCAGCGCACCTGCGGCTCGCCGGCGTCGTCGATCCGGCGCTCGATCGGCAGGACGCCGAGGCGCTCGATTTCGGCGAGGTATCGGTACGCCGTCGCGCGGCTGATGCCGACGGTGCCGGTCAGGCTCTCGAGGTTGCGCCACGCCCGACAGCCGACGATCTCGCCGACGAACATCAGCAGGCATTCGCGCGGTTGCCCGGCCTTGCTGTGCGGCATAGCGGCTACTCCTCGAAGTCGTCCACGAAGAGCCGGTCGCGGAACACGTGCACGACGCGCGCGTCGACGTCGTACTCGACGCGATCGGCCGCGTGCTCCGTGAGGTCCGGCAGCACGACCACGAGCGGCGGGTCGGGGATGACGCCCGCGCCCGCGAGCAGCAGCAGCGTTGCGATGACCAGCGCACGACGCGTCGTTCTCATTGCGGGCCTCCGTGCTCGATCTGCTTGGGCGTCTCGCCATGCACGCCGGAATAGAGCCGAGCGTTCTTGCCGGCCGCGTAGCCGTGGTCGAGCGCGCGCTCGGCAGCGGCGTCGACCTTGCCGTCGGGCATGTGCGTCTTCACCGACGTCAGACCCTTCGTCGCGAGGTACGCCGCGATCGCGGCGCCGTGCGCCTCGCTGAGGCATGTCTTCGGTAACAGGTCCTTGATCGCGTGGATCCAGCCGATCGCGAACGCG